CTGCCGCTTGATACGCAGGTCTTTTACGCGCCCGATCCACCAACGTGCTTTCGCCCGGTCCCGTTCGGCGTTGGCCCTGAGCCGTCCGGCCTGCTTGTCGAGGCGGGCGGCCTGACGGGTCCGGCCAGCAGCGCGGGCACGGTCGGCCTTAGCTGAAACGGCGCGGGCTTTTGCGTCGGCTCGTTCGGCGGACTTCCGCTTGCGGTTCTGGTTGTTGTAGGCGCGGTAGATGCTGAGCTGGATCAGCCCGAGCCTCTTGGTGATTGCCTTCAGGCGTTTACGAATCACGGGTTTCTCCTTCGGGTTAGCGCGCCTCTTACGAAGCGTCGGCAGCGGGGCTGGCATACGGGACTAGATGCGTCCGGTGAGAAGCAGGTTGATCAGCAGCGTTGCGGCGAGGACGAATACGCCGGACGAGATACCGGCGACAGCGGCGGGGGCGACCCCTGCCCAGCGGCGGTGTGAGTCAACAGCCTCGGCCTGCTGCTCTTTGGCGACCCGCTCGCGCTCTTCCCTGAGCGTTTCGTCGTGGATGTGCTGCTCTTCGAGCTTGGTCATTCGACCGTTGTGACGTTTGGTCTGGTCTTCGATCCGGTCGAGGCGTTTGTGCGTCTCGCGCTCGATCCGGTTCTGGCCTTCCTTCAGCTCTGCGACGGAGGTGTGGAGGGCTTCGTGGAGGCCGTCGAGGCGGCTCTCCAGCAGCGCCCTGATTGCGTTTCGCTCGGTCGGGGTCATATGTTCGCCGCCTCGTTGAACACGCCCATCCGCTCCATGAGAGCGTCGATCTTCGAGGGGCTGGCATCGAGGGAGAGAGAGATGGTGTCTGTATCGGCAGTCCAGGTCTCTTCCACGATCCGCCGCGCCTTCCACTCCCGGTCAGGGAAGATGATCTGGTCGCCTGCTTTGATCTTGGATACAGGGTGAGAGATACCGGCGACGTCTTTCACCATGCCTGATATTTCCGCATCGCCCCGCGTCTCCAGCATGTTTTTCTCCTGGAGTGCGCGGACGGCGGTCTGAATCACGTCGCGCTCTACTGCCGTCTCGGAGATGCTGAGCGGCAGGGTCCGCTTGCGGCCGCGCTTGGTCAGGGCGTTGCTGCCGCTGAGCGTCATGGCGGGGCTCTCGGTATCGCAGCCCGAGCCGGGCGGGCCGACGGTGAGAGACTTACCGGACGGATCGGTGTAGCGGGCGATGACTTCGCTGTAAAGCTCGTCGCCGGTCACACCGGCATCGTTGTAGGTGACACCGTTGTCATCCGTGCGAGCTACAAAGGTGCGGCCCGATCCCGGTGGGCGAAGAAACGGCGTCCGGTTTTCGTAGACACCCCAGTCGGAGATGTCGAAGCGGTTGATCCGAAGTATTGCCTCTTCGAGAGACTCGATATCGCGGAGGACCAGATGGGGGATAACGAAGGTCGAGGCTTCAATGCCCCCGGAGCCGCGCCGAACATTCAAGTAAGGACAGAAGGCTTCCAGCAGGTAGGTGAGAACGTCGGAGGCCAGCACGCCGTTCGGCTCCCCGGTCACGGCCTGTTTCGGAATCGGGTGATCTCCATAGACAGCAATCTTGCGAAGATCCATGCTTTTTTGAGTGGTCTGAGCGGTGCCGGACCCGTAGAGGACCGGATGGATGAATCTCTTAGGTGTTGTCGGGGTATAGGTGCCGACTGAACTGGAGTTTGTGCCGGTGAGCATGTCAGCCCCCGTGACGATGCCCCCGCCCGCGTCCGTATCCGATCCTTGCCACTGCCCGATGTGGTTCGCACCGGAGGAAGAGATCATGTCGTAGTAGACCGATGCCACCTTCGCCCCGGCCCCGGCGTCGTACCATGCCTCAGTAATTGGGATAGGGCTTGCCGGTGATTCGGGAACTACGAGCTGGAGTGTTGGCAGGTTCGTAGTTTCATCGGTCAAGACGGCGGGATCGTTGAACGGTTGATAGGTGTTGATGAGCGCGGCCCTGCGACCGAGGGCAGCCCCCGTCCATGCGTTCAAGTCCCGGTCCACGGGGATGATCGTCGGGCAGGGATTGTCCTTGAGCACCGAGGACCAACCCGTAGCGGTGATGCTTACAGTGTCGTCGTCGCCGTCCGAGGCCGGGTACTCGATGCCATATCCCTCGAAGAGGATTTCGTTTCCGTCGCCCATCACCACGAGTTCATCGAAGGGGTCGAGATCACGGCGCATTGCCGAGCGCGAAAGCGTGAAAGACGCCGAGGTCCAGCCCCCAGGAATGGCAGAGGAGCGGGTGAAACTCTGCGGGACGTTCCGGGGGTCCGGTTCATCCCCGGCGATACGGTCAATCCGACCGTCCACGCGCTTGATGTGGATCTTCAGGTTCACGACGGCTCTGGCACGTCCGTGACACGCGGGATGACGGTGAGCTGCCCGGTGAGCGTGTCGAGGTTGGAGTCTGCGGCGTTGTCAGGGTCCACTCGGGAGTCCAGCACGGCCCAGCGAAGGGACTTGCCTTCCGGTCCCGCGCAGGGGACCAGCAGGCGGTCGCCTTCGTACTTGCCGATCTCACCTACGGCGGTGCCGTCTGCCGACTGACGCAGGGAGCGGTCGGAGGTGATGAAGGCTTTACGGCCTGATGCGAGTACGAGGTCTGGTGGCGCGTCGGAGGTGATGACCGAGCGAACACTTGGCGAGTAAAAGCTGGACTTGAAGACACTGGTATCGGGCCGTGTGCCCGTCCACCATAGCTCGTGGTAAATGCCGTAACCGCCGGTGGCGAGAGTGCCGCCCGTCGCCAGGTCTGTGTCGGCAGGACAAGAGACCGTGTGGTTCCAGCCGAATATGTCTTTCGACATAGTGACCGTCGCCGTTCCATCGGTTAAGACCATGAGGGTAAGGTTTCCAGTCCCATACTCCTGAACGGGAATCGCCTTGATCGCCAGAAGTGTCTCGACTCCGGCCTTGCGCTTACCGATCAGGAGATAAGCCGTCGGCACGGTAGGCCCAGCATTCCACCACACGCCCGCAAATACAAAATTGTTTGTGTCGGTGTAGCGAGTGATCAGGTAGGACTTATCTTTTGCCGTTAGCCCGAGATTTCGTGGATATGTTGAGTAAATACAACTCATCTGAACCCCGGCCTGTGTGCCCGTACCGAGTCGAGCGAACCGCCCGCCCCAAGCTGCGGAGTCGGTTGTAGCTGGATCGCGATTTACGAACGAGCCAGAGGTAAACGCCGAAAAGTCAGTCGCCGCTCCGGTCCCAGACCAGGTGCCGCCCAATTGCGCCACCCGTCCAGCCAGCACGGAGTTTGCCGCCGTTCCGAATCCCCGAGCAACAAGCCCGCCACCCACTGAAAGCGGCTGAGGATTAGGCCGAGACTCCGAGTAGTGCTCGTCAACCGGGAATACCTCAAGAGCGTCGAATGAGATTATGTCGCCGGGGACTGTGGACTTCGCCGCGATGCGCGGCTCCCACCTCCATGCTCCCGAGCTTCCCCAAGGGGCGACCTGCGGCGGCTCCAGACGGACCACGCCAAGATCAACCCAGTCCCACGCGCCTTCCTGCGTGTCTGCGGGGATGGTCGCCGGGTCATTGATTGTCCAGCGCGTGAGGTCTGCGCCGGAGTATTCGAGCCGGACCTGAGTCTCGCCGGTGTTTCCAGTCGGCAACCAGATTCGCGCCCAGATTCGGTAGCTGCCCTTGTGGGTCGGATAGACCCCGCCGAGGGTCTTTCCGGACAGGTACGGCGTCCAGCCGTCGGTCATGATGGCGGCGACGACCCCGTTTGTGTAGCCGCCGTTGGTATTGCCTGCCGTGCCGTAGGAGTTAGTGAGTATGGCCCCGGACATCGGCGTGCTGTCTTTCGCCAGAAACTCGATGCCTGCGGTCGCGGCGGTATCCAGACGATCCGACTGAAGTGAGGTCAGCAGGAAGTTCCGGTTGGCCGATCCCGTGTCCGTGATCTCCAGCTTGCCGAGAGCGGGGTAGTTGCCGGGCACCGGGCCTTCGACTGCCGAGAGGATTGACTTCGCGGCGGCCTTTGTGCGGAGCGGGAATACGACCGGGGCGAGCCGGGCGGCAGGTTTACAGGTCAGCTCAAAGGCGAAAACGTTTTGCCCCTGAGCCATCGTCGGCTTCCAGTCTCCGACGAAGGTGGCTTCGATCACGTCGAAGACAATCGGAGTTCCGTCATGAAGGTACCTCTTGAAGGTTCCGCCAGAGCGGGCCAGCTTCTCGATCTTCGACTCCAGGTCGTAGAGGGACTGGAGGAACCTCTTACGACCAAGCCCCTTACGGGTCGCGCTTGAAGCGTGAGCGGTGCCCGTCCACTTACAACCGGGAGTGTCGCCGTCGAAGTAGTAGGTGCTCTGAGTCTGTTCGAGCTGGAAGGCGTCGGCCAGCACCCCTACGGCCTGCGCAGAGTTATTGGTCAGCAGCACAGCCGCCTTTACTCCCGTGCCGCCGAAGGTACGGGTGACTGACACCCGCTGCCAGTCGGCGGTCAGGGTGACTGTGGCGGTAGTTGTCCCGACCAGAGTCGGCGTCGTGGTGTATTCGGCCAGCCGGAGCTGAACGATCTTGCCGACGTCGCCTGCGGTCTTTGCTTTCACGTAGCAGGAGGCAACCCACGGCACCGAGGGCGTGGTAGTGGTGAGAACGTCCGAGGTCGCGCCGCTGCCGGAGGTCGTGGTGGTTGCGAGGTCGAGGGCGTACTCTCCGGCCACGCCGCCGAGAACCCGCGTCAAGGTGGCCGACGACACGGCGCTCCAGCCGGTCAGGTTCTTTTCCAGACTGGGGTTCGGGATGAAGTTCGTCGCCGCGTCCACGCCCTGCGATTCGGCGATGTAGACCTCTACCGGGATGCGGCGATTGGAGAACCGGGGAGCGCCGGTCCTCTTGTCGCCTTCTGAGGCAATCGTCGGGACGAAGTTGGAGGCCATCTCAGGCCGAGGGAAGTTCCACTCTCTGAGGCCGACCGCGTGCCCGTGGACCCCACCGGGCACCATCCCGCCCGTTACTTCCAGCGGCAGGTTGGCCGAGTCTTCACTGATCGGGTCGAGTATCCCTCTTTCCTGATATTCCGGCATCTAGATTCTGGCCCTTCTGCCGGTAGACCCGGCTGCTCTTTGACGCTGCTTCGTAATGGAGCCGATCTGCGCTATCTGGCCGTTCACCCTGGCTTCGATATGCGGGTCGAGAGCAGAGAGCGTCGGATCGGCGATGGTGATGTGGACGGTCGGGGTGCTTCCGGCCATCGGTGAGCCGACGTACCCACCCGAGGCAAACCCGGCCAGAGCGCGGCTGCCGGAGTTGGCAACCCTGCCGGTCATCCGTACGTTTGTCTGGGCCTGAGAGAGCAGGTCAGATACGGCTGCGCCGCGTGAGCTGACAGTTTCAAAGCGGTCACGGATGTGCTCACGTCGGGCGGTCAGCGGCTTCATGGCGTTGGCCGGGTTATGCCGCTTGCGGATGGCCTGAGTCTGCTTGCGGATCGCCTTCGAGAACTGGGCACGAATCTTCCGCGCTTCCTTCTTCGACGGCCTCTTGCCGTCCTTGCCCTTCAGCTCCTTCGCCATCATGGATTCGTAGTGCTCGCGCATCTTGCGCTCTGTCCGCTCACGCCTGCGGCGGATGTTTTCCTGCTGCTTGAAGACAGAGCGGGTGCGGTCCTCGTCGAAGGTGCCGAGGTACTTCTCCTTCAGCTCTGCCAGCTTCGGATCAATGCGCCCAAGCATCCCGAAGAGGCCGTTGTAGGCATCCAGATCGCTGGCGATGGGCGAGTGGGCATCCAACAGCCCGGCCTGACCGCGAATCTTCGGGCGGAAAGGCCTCTGGTAGCCGGGCAGGCCCATCTCTTTGGCGGAGCGCCCGAGCTTGATCTGGCCCTTACTGAAACGGTCCCAGCGGGCCTTACGTTCGGCTCTCCGCTGGCGGCGTGCTGCCTCTTTCTCCTTCTGCTTTTCGCTCTTGCCGCTGTCAGTGCCCTTGTAAGACGGCGAACCCTTCCGAGGGCGGCGAGTCTGGCCGAGGATCCACGCCTCTCCCACCGCGTCAGTCGGGAAGCTGCCGATACCGAGGCCCATCTTCCGAGCGGCGGGGTGCGATACGTCGATGGAGCGCCCGGTCCAGCCTGCGGGGCCGACGTCGATCATCGGGAAGATGCCGGACTTGCCGTTGATCCCGACGTCAGCGTAATAGGGCTTGCCTTCGGCGGCGGCTTCCATCCATCCCTGAGTCTTCGAGTTGTTCCAGCCGGAATCTGTCCCGGCCTTCAGATTGAGCGCCAGCCCTGCCTTCGATGCTGCTGAGATTCCCGAGGCCGTCACGGAGTCCGCGAAGCGGGACACCTTGCCCCGGATGATGCCCCCGCGTGCGAAACCGTTCTGAGCGAGCAGCGCGGCCGCAGCCGACTTCTGTGCGAGGTAGTTGGACCCGTCCGAGAACGCGGAGCCCTGAACCATCTGGGCGATCATGTGGGCCGGGATGGACGGGTCGTTCTGGTTTATCGAGATCGCGCCGCCGTTGCCGTAAAAGCCGCGTGTCAGGAAGGCCGAGGCCACCTGTCCCTCGTTGTGCGGGTCGATGCCCATTGAGGCGGCCGTCGAAGCGAGAAGCTGGAGGGAGCCCGTCGAGCTGGAGTCGCCATAGCCCAGATCCTGCATCCCCGATTCTGCGAGACCGGCCTGGAAGAGGGCCATCGCCACCTTCTTGTTGGCCCCGTACCGGCGAAGCGTATCCGCGAAGACCGAAACTACCTCTCCATCGGCTGAGTGAAGGTGCCCGCCACCCATCGCGGCGAACTTCTCCTGGAGGTAGGCCGACGCGGCCTTCCCGACCTTGTTGACGGCGGTCTGCCCGAAGGACTTCAGCGCGCCTTTCCTGCCGGTGAGGAGCTGCTTCTTGATCTGAGCAGGGGAGAGCCCTCCTGCCAGCCCGTTCACGATGGCGACGTGGATGTGGTCTTCGTGACCTGCCTGAAGACTGGAGTCGCTGAAACCCTGGCCAAAGTGCATCAGGGTCGGGCCGGGCAGATAGGAGGGGCCGAAAAGCTCAGCGAACTGCGCAGCGCGGGGTTTCAGGATCGACCAGAGGCGACCCTGATTGTTGACGGCGTCTCCGTAGTCGATGGCGTCACGGCTGCCGTGGTATGTCGAGGAGTCAGCGCGGTAGGTGGAAGTCGGGGTAAAGCCCAACCCCTGAAGCTGCTGGGCCAGACCACGAGCTGCGGGGTCCAGCTCCGTAAAGCCACCACTGGCGAACTTCGGCAGCCTGCCGCCACGCGCATAGGCGTAGTGCGGCGTGGTCACGTTGGCAAAGAGGGAATCGAGGGAGCCGTAGTTGCCCAGCCCGAGAGCGCGGGTCATGGCGAGCGACTGCTCGACTTCAGCCTGCTGCGGGCCCGAAAGGATCGCCTCCCCGGGCGCGGCCATGCCCATGATGAGCGGTACGGTGTCTTGCTTGCCGCTGCCGGAGATGTATCCGCCTCCGGCGTAGGTCGCGTCGGTCTGCTTGATCCCGAAAGCGACAGGCTCTACCCCGAGAGCCTTCAAAGCGTTATTGGTCTGCTTGGCGATCTTGCCCATGCCGCCGATGACCGAGGACTGGAGGCCGGACATGGTTTCGCCCATCGACTGTTCCATGTCGCCGCCACGGGTGCGGACGGTCTTCAGCATCCCCCTGAAGCGCTTGCTCGTTGTCCGCTCAATCTCTCCGGTGCGCTTGGAGTGATCGGTGTCAATATCGCGCCATGAGTCCTTGACCGACCTCTTCAGGCGGCCCTGAGATTCAGTGGTCTTCTTCCGCATCGACTGCCACGTTTTGACAACCTGGCGTTCGGTCTTCTCGGTGGTCCGCTTGGTCTGCTTGCCGAGGTCTTCGAAGGTCTTGCCGATCTCCTTCTTGCCGTCTTCAGCTTCGCCCTTGATCTCGCCCTTGTCGTTGAGGGAGCGCAGGAACGGGACACCGACCTTGTCCACGGCTTTCTTGCGCATGACGAACTCGCCCGGTTCCAGCATGGCGGGGACGGTGTCTTTCGGATGGAGGCCGGGCACGGAGCCGCCCGCGTTGAAGCCGACCAGCCCGCCGTCGTGCTTGCCCCGTCGCCGTCGTCTGCCACGGTTTCGCCCGTAGCTGCCGCCGTAGCCTGGCACTGGCGTGCTCTGACCCGGCGTAGTGTTGTACCAGCCAAGCCCTTCGCTGCCGAAGGAGTTGTCGATCTGCTCCTGAGTTACATCGACATTGCCGATACTGGGAATGTTTGGCGCATCGATTCCGAGCTTGCCGAAGATGTTGGCCTCATCGAGGGCCGCGTTGATCCCCGAGATGCCGAGATTGATAGCCCCGACCAGAGCGTTGATTATCAGCTCGCCTAGTCCTGCCGCAGCACTGATCGCCTTCTTGCGAATCCCCTCGTCTGTGAGCGCAAGGGCGACGCCAGCGATTGCCGCCACCCCAAACGCCTTGCCGATGCGACCGCCCCACTTGCCCGACATCCGTCGGATTCCAGGCATACGGGCGGCAATAGTCGAACCGAGGCCGTTGGCTCCAGCTTCAACCGCAAAATAGGGGGCGACAGTTCTGAGGAATCGTTTACCGAGAGCCTTCGCCAGCCGCCCGCCAGCCTTCGCCCCCATCCCCGCCAGTGCCCCCCAGCCGCCCATGCGCTGGATCAGCCACACGCCGATAGCGAGCTTGCCGAGCCAGCCGGAGTTGACAAAAGTCGTAGCGATGCCCTTCGCAAGGGCTATCCCGATGCGTCCTGCCCTCTCGGCGACCTGCGGGGCCATCTTCTCTACAACATCCAGTATCCGGTCGGAGAGGCGGTTGAGCTGATTGGCGATACGCGCCGTCTTCTGCTCGTCCGTCAGGTTCGGGTCAGAGAGAACCTTCACAAAGTCCTGGAACTGCTTGGACGCCTGCTCAATCGCCGGACCCATGCCGATGGTGAACTGCTGCTGGAGGGAGAACATCGCCACTTTGTTGCGGCGCATCTCGGTCGTTACATCCCCGAGCGCCTTCGACTGCTTGTCACTGAGGACGGTTGAGAACTCGTCAGCCCACCGGAGCTGCTCCTTCAGAGACTTTGTGCCCTGCGTGAACAGCGGGAGTACGGTCTGGAATCCACGCCCGAGAAGCTGCTGCGCTGCGGCCTGCCGGAGCGTGCCGCCTTCTGCGTCTCCGAGGGCGACTGCCACCTTTTCGAGCTGGGCCTGAAAGCCCTGCCCACCGGAGGTCAGATCCTTCTGTGAGATGCCGAGACTCTCAAAGACTTCGACGGCGCTGTCTCCGCCGTTTTTTGCTTCCTCGATCTTCTTGGAGAGGGCAGTGAAGGACATGACGAGGGACTTGTTGTCAATGTCACGCGCCTTGGCGACCGTAGCCCACCGGGACGCCTGCTCTACGGAGAGTCCGAGGTTCCGGTTGAGCCCCTGAACGGCCTTGTTGAACTCCAGCGTTGTAGTGATGGCCTGCTTGGCCTGCCCGATGCCGACGTATGCGGCTGCCAGCCCTATGGCGTAGCGGACGGCGGTCTTCATCTGGTTGCCTGCGGTCTGAGTAGACCTGCCGAGCTTCTCTGTGCTCAGGCGTGCCCGGTCCTGGGCGCGGGTGTAATCCTTCGCGGCCTTCTCAGAGATGCCGAGTTTCTTGGCAATATCGGCGGTTGCGACGCCGGCCTTCTTCATGGCGGCGGCCTGCCGCATCTGACCGGCAGACATCGAGTCCACTGACCGCTTGGCGGCAGACACGGCCCGGTCGAACTTGTCGAAGTTCTTGTCGTCGAGCCGCGCCTGAAGGACAGCCTCGATTGCTCCTACCTGGTAGGTCATACCGGGTCTCCAGACGCAACAAGCCCCGCCACTCGTGAGAGTGACGAGGCTCGGTTATGGCAGCGAAGGTGCTTCATTTTCAGTTGCGTCTCCTTGCTGCCTGCGCTTCAAGAATGACCCGGTGCTCGTGGGCCTTAGCGCGAATCCAGGCATCATTCGCGCCTTCTCCTACATCGGGCCCCGGTTGAACCGGGGCCTCTTCCTCATGCTGCTCGGCTATACGGTCGAGGTAGCCCTGGAGGTCGTCCCATCGGGCAGTGAGGACGTCTCTTCGGGTCCATCCGTAGGCAGTGGCGAAGGCGTGGACGAGGTCTCGCTCGGCGTCTCGACCGTCCCGATCTTGATCTCCTCCTCGCTCTCCTCCTCCGTCCCGCCGAACATCTCGCTGACCTGATCGACCAGCTCCCGGACTTTTCCCTGGAACTGACCCTTCACCAGCTCGACCGACGCGAGCGCCAGCTCCGCCAGCTCATCGAGAGTGCCGTCGTAGAGCAGCTGCTTGCTGATCACAGCCAGCGCTTCAGGCACGTTGTCGGCTTCGTCGGCGTCCTGGAGTTCCCGGTCCGGAATCACCACCAGGGCCATGACCTGCAGCACCTGATCGCGGGCCTGATCCATGACGGTCGGCAGGACCGAGAGCATGATCTGCTCCCAGCCGAGCTGAGCGTCGGGGTCTGGCAGCCTCACGACTCCGCCCGAGGAATCCCACGCTTCCTGAGAGACGTTCTTCGCGTCTTCGGGGTAGCGCAGCTCGAAGGCCGCCCGCGGGATGTCGATCATGTTCTGATCGCGGTGCTTCCGTGAGACCTCGGCGATCTGATCCTGGAGGTCCGGCAGCGTCTTCATCAACCCGCCGATGGCGGACATCAGGGAGATTGCCTTTAGGCCGCGGAACGGTCGGAGAGTGTATGACCGCTCCCCGACCGTGACCGTAGCGCTAGACATATGCGACATCACCGTTCTTCACCGTGACAGTGCTCATCGGAGCACCGCCGCGGACCTGGCCGGTGAGGTTGATCTCGGTCGCCCCGCCGTCCGGGTTGATCGGGATCGCCACGTCCGGCGTCCACTTGACGCTCGGCAGGTCGATCTTGAGCTGACGGGCCGGGCTGAGGAGTCCGGCGGCGTTCCGGCTGTCGAACTGCGCGACGTAGCTGCCGTTGGCGGGCAGGTACTTCAGCGGCTTCGTGCCGGGCGACGGTGAGGCCGATCCGTACACGAGGTTGTTGTAGCTGGCGAGCCCGTTCGAGTCGAGGTAGATCGTGACCGTGACGGTGATCGTCGGCTGACCCATGACCAGGTCGTAGGGCAGCACCGAGTCAGAGGAGATCAGAGACAGACCTTCGTCCCATGTCACCGAAAACTGCGACTGACCACGGAACACGGAGCCGTCGATGGTGAACGCACCTTCGGCCTCGGTGTAGAGGAACGGCGCGTTGCTCGTCTGGTTGACGCCGGCCGGGTCTGCGGCGATGGTCTCCGCCGGATCAAGGCCCAGGAGGGTTGGGGTGGCGCGAACCACCTTCTGACCCGTGGAGCCTTCGATCTGGAGGGAGCCGATACGCATGTCAGCGTGACGCTGCCGCTGGACTACCGATCCACCCTTGCGGGTCCACCACGTTGACCAGAAGCCGCCGTTGGCGTTCGGCGTGAACGTGTGAGTGTAAGGGTCAGCGCCGCCGGAGACCGACTCCGCACCGAAGAACAGGTAGCAGAGGTAGCCGATGTCGGGCGGCGTACACTGGACCTGCGGATCACCGGCACCGGACACCGAGTCGACGAAGTCCGCGTAGTTCAGGAACCGGGACTGGTTGCTGAACGGCTCAGAGCCGTCTTCACGGTTGGCCGAGATGTCGCCGCCGACCTGCCGGAGCTGCTTGATCGCGGTCCCCGCGGCAGTTCCCTTCGCGCTCTGTTTAGCGACCCAGAGGCCGTAGATGCTGCTTTCCATTACGGGCATTACTTACTCTCCTTCTTGCTCGGCGCAGCCTTCACTACGGCGGGGTGGGTGTTGAGGATCTCCGCGACGTCTCGGTCATCGGAGTGGTCGAGGTCGAGGACGATGGTTCCGCCCCCGTCTTTGAGTGCGGCAGCGATGTCGAAGGTCAGCCCGTCGGCGATAGATGCGGTCGCCCCGGACAGATCCTCGCTGGCAGCCTTGAACGCGATCTTCTGCGCCATAGTGAGCCTCCTGTGAGGTGGTGATTTGAGACCCCTACGGGTCAGGATCGTCTTTTGCCCTATGGCTCAGACGTACAGCTCGAACCCAAACCCGATGACGTATGTGAACGCCTGCTCGGTGAGTTCGATGGGCTGGAGTTCTTTCCAGACCCGTGAGTGGATGACCGTGAGGCCACCCATGCTCCAGTTGAACTTGTCGTCTATCTCGGCCCGAATCTGATCGGCCAGAGTCGCCGCGGCCGGAGCTGCGGTGGTCCTGATCCACAGATCGAGATTCTGCTGCCGGATGTAAGTAGCGGCCTTCGGCGGCTGGGTGATCCCGCCGGAGAGAAAGACCCCGAGCACGGCGGTTGCGCCGACCTCTGAAGGCTTGGTTCCTTCGCCAGGGGCCGGGACACCGTTGCGCGGTTCGATCCACATCGGAGGTTTCGGGCCTGAGACGGACGGGGCTCGGACGATGTTGGCCGAGACAAGGTGGGTGCGGAGAGCTTCACGAACGTCCATTCTTCAGCCCCCTCTTGATCGTGTCGGCGATGGTCTGGGTGTAGCGGGCCGACTCGCTGGTCAGCGGCTCTTCGAGGTACTTGGCCTTCCCGCCCTTCGGGTGCGAAAACGTCGTGTTCTCGTGCTGGATCTGGGCGTACGGCGTTGAGAACGTGACGCGGCCAATCACGGTCGAGCCGTGGCGCTCCACTTCTGCGGAGCCGGTGCCTGCCAGAGTTCCCTCGTCTCGGGGTGCCTCCCGCTGCGCCCTGCCGACAAGATCCTCGGTGATGATCCGCATTGCCGCCATGAGGTCGCCCTTCATGGCCTGCCGGACTGCCTTGGTGTTAGGCGTTGGCAAAAGCGGCCTCCAGTTCCTTCAGGGTCGTGTCGGACGGGGTGAGGATGCATTCGCAGCGAGGATGCAGTGGGGGCATCGTCTCGATCACCTCGTAGCCCGGGGTCGCCCCGGTCAGGCTGTACTCGTTGCCGTCGAGCGCCTGACACTCCTCGCAGGCTTCGCCGTTGGCGTCCCAGATCACGAGGTCCAGCCCGCCTTCGATCAGGCGGTTCTTCGTGCCCTCGCTTACGGCCTCGCGGGTGGTCGTTCTCATCACCATCTCGCTGTAGGACTTGAGCCCCCAGTCACGCCCTGCTCGGTCTACGAAAGTGGACACTCCTTGCTTGGTGAGGGCTTCGACCATGCCTGCGGTCGCCTCTACGCGGGTGCTGCCTTCGGCAATCTGGAGTGCGGCGAGCCGGAGTCCTTCGCGGCGGAAGACGTCTTCGGCCTGCCGTCCGATGTTGAGCATCCCCTGCCCGAGCCGGGTAGACATGGAGTCCGCCAGCACATTTACGGCTTCGGTGTGGATGCCGCCGAAAGCCCCCTGGACCCCGGCGATACCGGCTACCTTCAGCCCGTCTTTGTAGCTGGCCTGAAGGATGGCAACCGCCCGCGGCAAGGTAGCGGCCTGAAGTTCAGTGAGTAGACCTTGGATCTGCGCGAGCTGGTTTCGCCGGTAGGTGGCGGTCCCAAGCTGCCCGGAGGCGACGGCACGTTCGACCTGGAGTGCGAGCTGGCGCTCTGCGGTCTCGTATATGCGGATCAGCGCAGTGACCTGGCGCTGATGGTCCCAGGTCACGAGACTTCCAGCGTGAGCCGCGTAGTGGCCAGGCTCCCCACCCCCGGCAGTGAGCGGGCTTCGATCAACTGAACCTTGCCGACGTATTCGGTGCCGCGGTGAGTGAAAGTGGCCTCTTCGCCTTCAGACCATGTCCGCAGGTCGGTTTCGACGATCAGGCTCCGGCGAATCAGCACATCGTCGGTCGGGCCGAAACTCCGCTCCCGGCTTTCGGTGAAGTAGGCCGGGGTCGAGCCGGACCAAAGGACAGTCCCGGCACCCGCGCCGGTGTTCCAGTCCTCGGAGCTTCCGCCTCCGGCGACTTCGGTGAGCAGGGCGTTGGACTGAGGGATCATCTGGCCCTGCCCGACCGCACGATCAGGTAGGCATCGATCAGAAGATCAGAAACTTCGGTGCCAAAGAGCGACCCCGAGCGGCCAGAGGTTTCGAAGTCCGGCCCCTTGATCGTGTCCCACTGCTGCGACTGGAGGACATCAGGGTTAGCGTGAAGCCGGGAGGCAACCTTTACGGTCGCCCGGTTGAGCTTGGTCCACTGCCAGGGCTGAACCTCTTCTTCGATCACCTTGCGCCCGGTGGCGGGGTCAGTCTCCCGCGCTCCGAGCTGGGCGTCGATCCAGTCTTCGGCGCTGAGGATGAGTTCCGTCGCCGCCTCGTCAGGAAGCTCAACATCGGTCAGATCGAGGGCTTCACGGAGCTGGGTGACGTTCGCGTAAGCCGTGCCCGAAGTCTGGTAGCGAATCGGGTCTGAATCGAAAGTCGAGGATCCATCAGACCACCGGATGACGTACCAGCCGTCTTCGACCGCTGCGAGCGCCGTCGTGAAATTGCGCGTCGCCGGGGCGGAAGGGTCAGCGTCTAGCGGAGAGAGGGCGATGGTCTGAATCGTGGTGTAGGGGCCCGCCTCGAAAGCGGCTTCGCGAATCAGCGCCGAAGTAAACGGCACCGAGTCATAACGGCGCGGGGGTGCGTAGCCTTCGAAAGTGCGGGTGTAAGGCATCTAGCTAATCCTTCCGGTGCGGCCTTTGCCGAGGTTGCCGTTGTCTTCCTGGGCGCCCGTCCCCCGCTTGCCGATCTGGGGCGTCGCGGGTGGCGCGAGCTCGCCGCGCTGGGCGATGATGGTGTGTCCGTTGCGGTCGTCTGCGCCCTTGCCTGTGCGCGGCTGGGTGACAAGCGTGGGAACGGCGGGCACGTCCACCGTGACGGTCATGCTCAGGTCGCCGTCCGCCATTAGATCAGCACCCAGGAGTTCGCGGCGTAGCATTGGAGCGTGGCGGACTGCCACTGCGTCAGGTCTTTCGTAGCCGCCCCGTCAATCGTGTCCGTGCTGTTGGCGTCGATGGTGACGGTGCCGGTGTTGACGTTCTTTACGACGTACACAGTTCCGACCACTGCGGCGGGGAGGTTGACCGTCATGGCGCTGCCCTTGTTGCACACCACCGTGTGGTCGGCGGCGGTCAGGGTGGTGGTGTCGGTGACCGTGCGGACTGCGAGCTTGAGCCCGGTGAAGGCGGCCTCGCCGTCCTTGCCGACCGAGGCCAGCGGGGTGCCGCCGCTGTTCTGCCACTCCTGAACTGCCGTGGTCTGCGCCGAGCCGCCCCGGATGAAGATGCGGCGGTTCGTCTGCGACGGGCCTACGCCTGCGCCGTAGATCGTGCTGCCGATGTTGAGCTGGTTCGACCCGGCAGCGGTGAGGGGCGAGGCCGAAACGCCAACGCTGATGTTGTGCTGACCGGAGGTGCAGTCGTTGTACGAACCCAGCATGACGTTGTTGCTGCCGGTGGTCGATGCCCCGCTGTAGTAGCCGATGCCGATGTTGTGCGAGGCGGTGGACATCGCGGCAAGGACGTTTGCGCCGATGCCGACGTTGAAGCTGCCGGTTGTACAGGCTGCCAGCACCGACGCGCCGAAGGCGTAGTTTTGGTTGCCGGACGTGATGTTGCCCCCGGCTGAGGTGCCGAACAGGGTGTTGCCCGATCCGACCGTAATCTTGTTGCCCGCGTTCACGCCGAGGGCTGTGTTCGTGCCGCCCGAGGTCAGTGATGCGAGCGCCCCGAAACCTACTGCGGTCAGCTTCCCGTCTGCGGTGAATACGCGGGTGCCGTCCACGGTGATGTAGCGGGACGAGAGGTTCGCCTTGTTTGCGATGCTGCGGTCCAGAATGAAGGAGGGCAGTGATGCGTCCGGCACCGCGTCAACGTGAGAGGTCGTGGTGTTGTCCGCGATAGTCGCCACCAGCGAGCCGTAGGAAACCGAGTCGCCCACCTTGCCTCGGTATATCTTGCGCCCGACTACGGCAGGGTCAGGCGAGATGGGAATGTTGGTGATGCTGACCTGCTGGTTGCCCGAGGTCGTGGTGACGGCCATGCTGGTCCGGGCGGACGTGTCACCCAGTGCGGTGTAGTAGGCGACCGAGTAGTAGTACAGCCCGATCTGAAGCCCCGCCCCGGCTACAGCCGTAAGCGTCATGTTGCTGCTCGGCGGCTGAACCAGCTCCACGTTCAGTCCGGCCTTCGTGTTGATGCCGCCCGTGGTGCCGGTGCCGTAAACGTCGAGTTGATGCTGCGGTGTCCTGCCAACGCCGACGCGATTGTTGCTGTCGTCGTAGATCAGCGCGGAAGCGCCGCCGAAGGAGCCTCCGTTGTTGTACTGAACCTGCCCGTCAGACCCGGCAATTGCGGGCATAGGTCCAGGGTCGCCCTGTGGCCCGGTTGCGCCCGTGGCTCCGGGGTCGCCCTGCGGACCCTGCGGCCCGGTGTCTCCAGTTGGCCCCGCTGGTCCCGTGTCTCCGGTGTCACCCTTCGCGCCGGTAGCGCCAGCGGGTCCGGTGTCTCCGGGGATACCCTGCGGGCCGGGGTCGCCCGTGTCGCCCTTCGCGCCCTTGATGTCCTCAGCGGTGAGGGTACGGGTGTCGCCGTCCTCCTCGATAAGGATGGGGCCGGTGAAGGTGATTTCGGGCATTGGGCCTCCTGAGAGGGGAGAAAGTTGGGCCGAGGCCGAAGCCCCGGCCGCTCTTTCACTTCGAAGGCTTGACCTCGTGCTCGCCCGTGTCGAGGTTGCGGGTCACGGTGACGGTCTCGCCGTCAGGGTTCACCACTTCGTAGGTCTCGACGCGGCCTTCGCTCTTCGGTGCTGCTTTCTTTTCTGCCATGTTCTCTCCTTGTCAGAAGTGACGGGCCGAGGCCGAAGCCCCGGCCCTGATCACTTACGAGTTGAGGACACCTCGGAGACGGGCAGCGCCCGTGCCGAAGGTCGCCAGTCCGCAGTAGAACTCGATGCGAGTCCTGAGTGCGGGCTTGCTGTCCAGCTCGCCCAGGTCGGTGACCTGAACGCCGCCGTTGGTCAGGCCGGTCACGGCACCGTCGCTCTCGTCCGCGCCGTAACGCACGGCGTAGATCGAGGAGCAGACGCTGGAGCCGCCCTGCGTCTCGGTCTGCGGCAGAATCTCGGTCTGAGATCCGACCGGCGAACCGATCAGCCCGGCGTGAACCAGCGGGATACCCTGATAGGTCGGCTCCTGCTTGACACCAGCCGGTTCCACGTACTGGTTCTCACGCCGGAGGGCGGAGAGCAGCTTGCCGCGGATCGCCTTGTTCATGTAGAGCACGTCCGGGTTGACCAGCGCGATCAGCTCGTCGAGCTTGTCGAGGAACGTCTGCCGGTCAGCGGAGGTGCTGCCGAGAACCGGGATGCCGTTGGTTCCCGCGTCGATGACCTGCGAGCCCGTCAGGCGCTTCTTCAGGCCATCGAAGCTGTTGGCATCCACACCCACGTCTCCGTTGAAAACGGTGTCCTGGAACTTCCGAACGGCCGCCTTCACCTTCAGTGAGGTCTGGATCGCCCTCTGGTCGTTGATGTTGGAACGGGTCTGCTGGATGAAGCGATCGACATCAGCGTCGCCACCGAGGATCGCCAGCGTTTCCGTCGCCTGAACGATAGTGCCGGTGCTCTCCGTGTAGGAGCCGTTGACAGCTCGGAACGCCACTCCGGGGAGCGTCGCTTCCTTGTTGTAGGCGTAGGCGTTGCCCTCGATTTCGAGGAGAGGGATGCGGTCGAGGATGACCGACTCGTTGACGAATGCTTCGATGACGCCGCGCTGGAGATCATTCTCCGACGCAACTGCTGCTTCTGCGAGTGATACAGCCATGATGGGTTACTCCTTCTGTTTAGTCCCGGTCTGGGCGTATGCCTGCGACAGCCGCTGCTGCGGTGTCATCGGCTTGGTTTCGGTCTTGATCTCGGACTTGCCGTCCTCTTCGGTGCCCGTCACGTCGCGCTGACCGTTTCCCGGTGCCTTCAGATACGGCTCCTCCTTCAGGAGCGACTTGAATGCCCGCTCGACACTCGCTTCGTCGGCCTGGTCCTCTTCGGCGATCAGCTTGGACGCGAGATCGGGGTTTCGAATCCCCATCCGCGAAGCGACCGCTTTCACGGTTTCCGAACGCTTGGCCTGCTCGATGCCTGACTCCAGCTCGGTGACCTTCGCGTTGGCGGCTTCGAGTGCCTTCTCGGCACGGTCGGCCCGCTTGGTCTCCTTCGCCAGATCGTCATCGTTAGCGGTCGCGTCCTCCAGCTTCTGCTTGAGGTCGTCCAGCTCGGACTGAAGTTTGCGTTGGGCTTTCTCGCCCTCGGCAGCCTTGCGGCGGAGCTGGTCGGCTTCCTTCTTGTCGAGTGTCACGGTGTCTTCAGACCCACCGCCTCCGCCATCATCGGCTTCGAACAGGGGCGCATACAACCGCGAGAACAGGGTGTTCATTCACTTCTCCTTCTGTAGCCGGAGGTTGTTTTCACCCGCACCACGCGGGCGGCCTATCCGGTCTGGCCTTGTGCCTATGGGTCTCTCGGCAAAGAGGGCGACGTGGTTTATTTCCCGCTACAACGCGGGCGGCTCGTCGCCTGAGCCCGAACCGGGAAGGTTCAGTTCTGGCACCGACAAGTCAATCGCCGGCATTGGATCGGGCCTGTTGGCTGCGATCCGGTCAAGTTCTTCCTGTACCTGGTCGTCTGACCAAGAGGGATGAAGTTCGCGCACTGCGGTCTCGGTTGACTCGATCTCGGCGGCCACGAGTACCGAGTGGCGCTGGGCGGACTCCATCGGGTCTTGCGGCAGGGGATCGGTGCGTTCGAAGCTCGGCGGCTCACCCGCGGCAGTCCACGAAACGCCGAACCCGCCCATCGTCGTAGGCAGGGCGTCGAGGAGCTGGGCCATCAGGAGCATCCTGGGGATCGCTCCGTCCCAGTATTGGCCCTTGCCGTGGGCGGCAGATGTGGTCGGGATCAGGCGGACCCGAAGCGCGGTGCCAGTTTCGGCTGCGCCTTCCTGCCCGGTGTAGGAGCCGACGAACTGCGGGGTGATTCCGGCGCGGGTGAGTGCGGAGGTCACGAGGTCGCGCTTGTACTCGACCAGTGCCTGGGCGTCGAAGCTGTACTCCAGCACCTTGTACGGCCCGCTGTCCTTGCCGTCGAGGGAGGTATCCATATCGTCGGCAGCGAAGACATCTTCGGAGGCGTCGAAGGTCGGGCGGTGGACCACGGATCTTGAGCCGTCGCCGTTGTCTACGGTTTCGACCCTGGGCTTCAGGAGGTTGCGAGGAACGACCACGCGCTTCTTCAGCGTGAGCCGGGCATTCTCGTGCCCGATGGTCACGGCCTCGTTCAGCGCCAGCAGATAGTCCTCGATGGCGCGATAGTCCGAGATACCGAGGCGGCGGTTCCTGCCGAGCTTGTTGGCGATCCGGCCGCAGAGCATCCCCGGCAGGCCGTGCTCCCAAACCTCTCCGAGGTCTTCGGTCTCGGGGTGAGAGCCCAGATCAACGCGGTTGCCGACCCGTTCACTGGTCCCGCGGTAAAGCAGGTTTTGAACCAGCCCTTCGGAGTGAACCTCGAAGTGCCGCCAGACGGTTCTCTCCTCGCCCTCTGCGGTGTCGGGCCCGAGAAACTCCGAGACGAAAGCAGCGGCGACCAGACGGTTACCGATCCAGTGCGGCACCACCAGCTCTCGGGAGTGGAACTCGATCAGCGGGTGATCGGAGACGGAGCGGTTGGCGTAGATCCGCCACCACACTTCGCCCTCTGAGGAGCAAAGGGTCTCGCCCCAGCGAAGCTCTGCCGCCATGTCAGAGTCTTCGAGCAGCGTCTCGAGAGCGTCAGTGTCGGCCTCGTCTGCCGGTTCGATGTGCGGCGACTCACCGAACAGCAGCGAAGCGTACGCCTCGCTGATCTTCTCGGGCAGCGGGTCCACGAGGTAGCCGCGATCCATCTCCCAGTCAGCGACGTTCTTCAGGTGCTCTTTGTCGGCTTCGCGGAACGCGGCCCACTTGAGAACCTGCTTGACGTTCTTTCGCTCGTCGAGCAGCGGCCATGTCTGGCCTGTCTTCTCGATCCTGCGAATAAGTAGTTTGGCGGTTTCTTCCATCAGCTCCTCGATCTTGCGGCTATCGGTGCGACACCCGCGATCAGCGCGTCGGGGCCGTGGTCATCGCCCTTCTCAACCTTCTGGGCATCGGCGTCTTTCCAGTGAAGCCCGCGCAATTGCTCCAAGAGGACGGAACACCGGGGGGATATGGCGATCACCTGAGTTGTCTCTCCGGCTGCGGTTCGCTCAAAGAGTCGGCGGAGGTAGTTGATCGTTTCGACCTTGTACTTTGAGAACGGAATCTTCATCGTGCGGAGGTCCGGGTGCGTGCGTCGAGCCGCGGCAATGAAGGTGCGCTGGGACTGGACCCCGGCGGCGTCGTAATTGCTCTGCGATACAGGCCAGCCGGTAGCATCAGCCATGCGGAGCATCTTGGCTGCCGAGACTCCCGGCTCCTCTTTACTCAGCGGCAGCTCGTCCGTGACGTAAACCCCGCCACGCTCCAGCGGCCAGATGGTCAGGGCGTGAGTGCTCTCGCCCCAGTCGATGCCCAGCTCAATCGAGCCGCCAGCGGGTTCAGGCGGGTTGCCGTCGAGCAGGCGTCCGAGCGATTCGGCGGCATCGATGCCTTCCTGGTCGTAGACCCACTCGCCGGAGCCGCGGGCGTTCCAGTCTCCGTCCCTAAGTTGCGCGACTGTCTGTGAGTCGAGCTGCGAGAGCGCGGCGAGATATTCGTCCTGGTCGAGTCCCGGGTTATCGGCCAGCCGGGCCGGGATAAAGATGCGTTTGGACCCGTCGCCGTCCTTGTCAATGAAACGACGCTTGACCCAGACGTGGCCCTTGCCGCCGGGGTTTGATGCTGATCGCATCCGGGGCGGCACAGGGGAAGTCTCCGAGGAACGCAGCCGTGAGAAGAGGTAGCGGTACTGGTCTTCCTCGAAGTGGGTCAGCTCGTCGAAGCCACAGTTTGACGATACAATCCCCCCATATGAAACGTAATGAGATCCACCGGCCACAGTTAGATCCGCAACTTCCGCCTCACCCGCTGGGGCCATACCTGCCTGGGCGAGGTGGTAGACCTCGGAAATATCCAGAGGAGCAGACGTGTAGGGGTGGGGCAGCTCTCCTACATCCAGACGGTTACGCCCACGAATACTCGCCGGATCATCCGGCTGCGAGTGGAGCCGGTCGAGTCCGGCAGCATCGCCTTGTGTTCGAGTGTTACCTAGGCCGGCTGCTGACCTCTGAAGAGATCGTCCACCATCGGAACCGGAACAAGATTGATAACCAGTACGAGAATCTGGAGCTTCACACTCGGGACACCCATGGCCTGGAGCATGGTCCCGAGACTCGGGAGCGTTCGACTGCCGCCTTGACCGAGGATCAGGTCCGAAAAGCACTAGAGGGACGGACCACGCTGGAGGCAAGTCGCCTGCTAAACGTGAACCATCAAACCCTGCGGAACCGCTTTGCGGGTCTGATCTCAAAGAGGCGCTCGCCGGGTTCGGAGTTCGATCCTGATTTCGTCGAACGGCTGCGTACCCTTGCGGCTGACCCAACGGTGAGCACCCGCAGGGCGGCGGCGGTGCTGAATTGTGCTCAGGCGACGATGCGAGAGTGCCGCCGCATCCATGGCATTCAGTGGGTATCAGCTCCGCTGGGCAGACCCAGCCGGAAGGCGTAAGCAGCCGATGGGTCTCGCTGACCACTGAATAGCCGGTCTCGGTCGAAACCTTCACCACCGGCTTGACGCCGGGTCGGTGGGTGCGGGTGACGGGCCGCGGCCCTTCGAGGGTCGCCACAAGATCGCCAGCCTGAATGCCGCGGATTGGTCGCCAATCGCCGCTGGCCATCAACACCGGAGTGTCAATCGCAACGCAGAAGTCGTACTCCGCGCCCTGGTAGTCGAAGTGACTGTCCTTGCGCTGGAGGTGGCCGAACTCCAGAATCGCACCTGACGGGAAGCTCCAGCGGTGCTTCTGGTCGTTCCATGTGGCTTTCCCGGTAAGCCACTGCTTGGAGCGGTCGATTAGGCCACCGGCCTGAGATAGCTGAGGAAAGTTCTTTCGCAGTAGAAGGGCTTTGTAGCCGGGGATGTCGGCGTACTGAAGCGCAGCGCGGAGGAGTGCGTCTGACTTCCCGCCACCGGCTGCGCCTCCGTAGAGGGCTTCGAGGTGAGGCAAGGCAAGGAAGGCTCCCTGCGGGGGTGAGATCGGATAGTCCGGCCAGTACGGGCTCGGGCGGATTGGAACCCTAGGTAGCGTCGGCTTCCGAGAGGATCTTGGCAACACTCTTTTGGAACTCGTCTTCGGTCGGGATGTGAGCGTGCTCAAGCGGTCCTCCTTCTGGCCCGCTGATCTCCGAGACCTGCTTCGGCTTGCCGTAGGCGCGGTCGTTTAGCGCCTCGACGGCTCGCAGGCGGATCGCGTAGTCGGGCACCTCTCGCCCGTTCTCGATGCGGGTTGCCTTCGTCGCTTCGCGGTAGACGGCGATCACGTCCTCAATCTCGTCCTCGATGCGTTCGCGGAGTACGTCGATGACGCGGGGCTTCTTCGGGCGGCCGCCGAGATGCTGGCCAGTTTGAAACTTGGTCCTACTACGTGTTTCTTGGTCCGCATGTGCGAGGCAAACGTCTCGATCCTTTAGGGCAGCCGCTCGGCAGGGCTTGCCCTTCTTTGTAGTGGCGGAACACGGATTCATGGAATGTCCTAGTAAGCCATCCGGGCTCGCTTGAGGGCCGAACACTTTTCCTTCAGGACGACGGTCATGTTCGGTTTTGCGATTCGCTCGAAGTCGCCAACCTGAACCAGCGCGACCACCTCTGAAGGCCGAAACGCCATGCGGGGGCCGTTGCCGGGTTCCCGCTGCGGGTCTTCGAGGTAGAAGAACTCAGTGAAATCTCGAAGGCCCGATATCTCGCTCACGATGTCGTGCGGAGCGCGATCCGGGACGAATGACGTGTGGCCGCCGCGAAGCTGAATGATTGTGCCGACTTTGGACATGGGTTCTCCTTGTGGGTGGGTTGGGGCAGTAGCAGGCTCGGGTACCGCCCCCGATTCTCGGCCGCATGAGAGCCGCGACTTACTTTCTGTCCCGCCTGCGGTGAAGCTTGGCCCGCATGTCAGCTATGACACGGGCCAAGAGTGAAGCCTGGTCGCTCAGACCCAGGCTCGTAAAAGTGGCTGCCAGCTAGAACGGGAGAGTTCAGGTGGCTGGCAGCGATTCACCAGCGGGGGGAAGAGAGGAGCTGGCGAAGGTTGGGAAGCTCGTGAACGCAGTGGGGTCTGGCAACCTGAGAAAGGCCGCTTGAGCGTGCGGGCCAGTCCTCTTTGGCTCATTGGTAACTGTACGGCCTGCTCCGGACGGAACTAGGCAGCGATGCTTTCAGACTCGATCTTGGCATCCAATTCGCTGATTTGGCGGTCCAGCTTCTCGATCATCGCCGGTATAAGCCGGGCACTGATCGGGCTGGAGGTGCGCATCAGGCGACCGCGCTGGGTTGTCCTCTCGGCCGCGAGTCGGTCACGCTTGACCTTCATTGCTCTGATGTCCATGTAGCTGCTTTCTTTCGCGGGTGGTTCCATAATTTCGGCGTCGGGGTCGATTGACAGCCTGCTTGCCGTGACCCGCCCTCCCACCTTCGCCATGAAGGCGGGGTCTTCTATCCCGGTGGCGACGTACTCGGCGATCCAGCGGCCTTTGATGTTGCGCCGGACTGCGGTGATGGTCAGGTAAGTCGCAGGCCGGGTTCCCCTGGTCTTTGTCGGCACCTTCACCGGGTCAGGTCCGCTCTGGGTACTTTCGGCCCAGCGAATCTCGTCTTCGGTGATGTTGACGCCCAGATACTCGAAGACGATCAGGTCGCCGGGGATCAGGTCCGGCTCCTGCTTGAAGCTCAGGACTTCCGGCAGGAGTTCCAGCCAATCATTCTCAGTCATCCCCATGCCCCTCGTCCCCCCACATGACCTCCCGAATCTCACGGGCTACGGACCAGCCGGGTACGCCGTGCTGGACTTCTACGCGCTTGGCAAGGTCTTCGAGTTTGGCCCGCTGCTGTAGCCGTTGATTCCGCAGGTGGTGAACCTCTGCGGTCAGGTCTGCGCAGCGGACACTGAGGCGAGTTAGTTCGGGGTCTGCGGTGCGGGGTGGGTAGGTGCTGCTGGACATCAGTAACGCCTCCCGATCCGCCGATACCACGGGCGCTCCTTTAGGCGAGATATGTGGTCACGCACTTCTGCCGCTTGGTGCCCGTTCAGGATCGTTTCGTTGTGGGTAAGTACAGCCGATAGCCCTTCGATCATCTGGTGAGAAGACGGGTTCCACTTGACGTGACCAACACTCCCGCCCAGCAGTTTCGGCAGCCCCAGTCGGTGCTCCCTCCTGGCCTGCGCATCCATGCTTGCCCACTTACGAGTCATCGTCTGCCCACTCGTCCATAGCCATAAGGGCGAGCCACAAGACTTTTCTCGCTCCTGCCGCCTCATCGCCGCTGTCATACTTCCCGGCCCCGGCTGCCCCGATGAATAGGTCCCGTACCTTCGCCAGAGTGTCGGCCCGGATTGCGGGTTCGATGTGCGGGAGGGCGGAGGTTATTGCCTGCCGCGCCCATTCCCACTTCAAGCCGATGTCGATTGCCTCGTCGGGAATGGGTGTCACCGTTCGGTTACTTGGCGGCAAACTGGTTGCGTTTTCGCCAGAAATGTCACCGTTCGGTGGCTTGGAATGTTCTGACAAGGGCGTGGAATTCTCAGCGGGAGGGTCAGACGCGGCGGACAATCCAGCAACAAGCACCCCGTCAGATTCACCGCTTCGATCCGGGGCGTTACCGCTACCCGCACCCTTGTCAGAAGTCTTGTGGGCTGGCTGTCCGGAGGCATCGTGGGTGCCGCCTTTGCCAGTTGCCCCGCATCCCCGCTCCACGCTCATAGGGAAGTCGGACCCACGCTGATCCGGTATGGGTTGCCCGGTTTCAGGCTCGTAGTCCACGAACTGATCCGGGCGGCAGCGTGAGCAACAACTGCCCTTCGTCCGGTTCCCGGCACAGTTCGGGCAGGGCTGAGTCCGGGCTTCAACCGTCATGCTCGTTACCTCCCCCGTCTTGCGGAAGTGGTCGGCCTTTGCCTTCCATCCCTGAGTCCGGGCTTCCCTGATCCGCGCTGCCGCAACCGCTGCCTTTGCCGTATTGCCTGCGTTGGCTTCGTCCACCATGCGGACCCTCTCTGCTGCTGTAAGGGCGGCTTCGGCTTGCGCTAGGTCTGCCGTGTTCGGCGTGAACCCTCCCGCTATCGCCTTCGCCGCTGCTTCTATCTCGGCTTGGCTAGGAGTCATGCTTTGCCCACCAGTCGATCTACCTCAGCTTGGATTTCATTCTTGCCGTGTGGTGGTGAGGGGTGCGGACAGTCCCAGAGCATCTGTGGCCGGGCTTTCTCGACGGTCGTAACCTCAACCACAAGTCCGTCCCGCATCCATCCCTTCAGTGTGGCCTTGACCTCTCGGGCTGGCGGTGCGTCGGTACATAGGGCCACCACGCAGCCACAGGCCTTCCTCCCCATGTATGCCTTGTCCTGCTCACCCATCGTCACTCCCCCAGATGGCAACCGCGCATGGGTTGCCGCTCGTTTCGTGGCCCGTCTGGATTGGCACAGATGCGGTGATCGAGATTGACCCGACCCCCTCGCTGCGGAACCATTCCCGGACTCGCTCTATGGAAGCCGCTTGGTCGTAGCCAAGTTCGACTTCGGCCTGAACATCCCAGCAGCCGTGAAGGGCCATGTTCATCAGGTCAGAGGTATCCCGCCCCGCCCAGAGCGAATGAACCATCGCCGTGTAGTCCGGGTAGTCCACCATCCCGCCGACGAAGCGCCGGGTGAGGTCCAGCAGGTAAGCGTCACGCATCGTCACTCCCCTTGATTGCGCGGAGTACCGCGTCTAGGGCGAGGTTCCAGCCCCTAGCTTCGGTGGTGACCGGATTCACGCGCCGGTTCTTCACCAGTTCCACAATGCGGTTTCGTTCGGCTTCGGCTCCTTCTGTCCGGGCCTCGTCAATCAACTGTTCGGCCTCTTCTGCGTCTACCCTGACGCCTTGCGGGTGCTCGGCTCCGCCTACTGTGAAGCGGCGCTCCCAGGGGCAGGTACAGGGGTCAGCGGTCGGATCATTCATCCCCCCGGGGCCGCATTGAGGACAAGCGTGATCGCGGCTCATTCTCGGGCCTCCTCTTCTTCTCCCACTAGCCCACTCAAGTCCACCTCGCGGATCACCTTTACCTTGTGGACCCGGAACTTGCCATCTGTACCGTGCGGGATCGCCGCGATGTCTTTTGCGGTGAACTCGACCAGTAGCACCCGGTGGCCAGACCGCCAGTTTCGCAGACACCAGGGCAGGGTGGCGACGTTCACGCCGTTTGAGCATGGCTGTGTTTCATCGGTGTCCGCCTCCGCTTCAACGGTGCTGCCAATCTCGTAGGTCAGTTGGGCGGAGTTGATAGGTGACTTGAAGCCAGCAGTGACCAGTTTGTAAGCGCGTATTTTGCCTATTTGGTCAAGTAGGATTCGGATGTCATCGGTGAACTCCGGCCTAAAGCCTTTGGCCCAGCTCAGGTTGGCCCCGTGCACGTTGGCCCCGCTCAGGTCGGCCCCGCTCAGGTTGGCCCTGCGCAGGTTGGCCCAGCTCAGGTCGGCCCCGCTCAGGTTGGCCCTGCTCAGGTCGGCCCCGCTCAGGTCGGCCCCGCTCAGGTTGGCCCCGCTCAGGTCGGCCCCGCTCAGGTTGGCCCTGCGCAGGTTGGCGTCAGCTCGTCGCGCCTCCTCCACTGCCTCACGTACATCGCTTGCGTCCTTTGCTGTGTATATGACGTTGCCGTCTGTCCAGCGTTTGATCTCGATCAT